TAAAATGGCTGTACCATACATTGACCATCTAAATAATTCTGACACAGTCGGGAAACAATACCAGATTGTGAACCCAATTATTATTAAGGAAACTAAAATAATCTCGTACCACTTCATAGCATTACCTCTTTTTGATAATATTAGTTAAGTTTTTTGATTTATAATTAGTATATGCTAACCTGGATAAATTATTGCGTTCTTCACTTAACTTATTTATAATATCCTGTTTTTCTTTTGGTGTCAATTCTTTAGAATTCGTGGCTTGCCTTATCTCTTTTGAAATTTTTCCTATTTCTTCAGTAACATCTGATAAATAATCTAATCTTTCTTGATTCTGGTATGTTGATTTAGCTTTAATTCTTTCAAATTCGGACTTAGGCATTAATTTGCCAGTTGCTTTCGGTGTTGGGTTGTCTAATTTAAAAGAATTTCTTTCATTGGTCAATTTATTCTTTTGAGTATACAAAAAATCCATAGATTTTCCACTAGCCGTATCGTTTACTAAAAACGCTTTTATTAAAGGTTGTTGGCTAATGTTTTTTGTTGGCAATATTTTCTTCTCAGTTGTTCCAGTTTCGCCAAGAATATAATCAATAGCGGATAAGGCATATCCTCCCAACCCTGCGGTTGTATCCTTTATGGTGTTTTCTATAATTCTTGGACTCCCAAAGTTTTTGAATGTCCCCTCTTCGTTAGTTGCTTTTCTTACTAACGAAGCAATACCTTTTGAAGTTTCGCTTGTATTAATATCAAATTGATCTTTCATCATTAGATTTTTTTCTCTAGTCGGAATTATTGGACTATCTCTAAAAAACGAATAATCAGCCATACCTTCAACAATCGGGGTTAATCCAGTTAACATTGATGGAATCGAACTTTCTGAAATAGTTCGTTTAATAAAACCTTCAAATGCATCTTTTTCATTTTTTATTGCATAATCCATAAACTTTTCCAACACATTACTTACTACTGATGTGTCAAATGGTTTAGGCATTCTAGCAACTATATCTGTATTTGGTATAGGAATCAACCAAAAGGTATCTTTTAACCAATTGGGAGCATCATTAATAGTTGCTTTTTGTTTGTCATTTGCTAAATTTTGTGTAAGTATAAAAATTCCAATGCTTGGCAAAGCCATACTTACAGCTATTTTTGATGATACTCTTAAGGGATTTTCTGCAATTGCCCTGATTAATTTAGATTTGCCTTGGATGGATGCATTTAAAAAGGCAATAACTCTATTAGCTGGTCTTACTGACGAACCAGCTCTAGCAAAATCCATTATATCTCTTGCTTGGAATGCTGCTTCTTCTTTGCTAAATCCTTTTCTTAACCCCGATTTATAAACCCCGATTTTAGTTGCTGATTCTGTAATGTCTGATATTCTTCTTAGTGCAGCAAGCCAAGATTTAGGATGTATAATATTAACAAATTTTTTGGATATTGGTTGTTTGATTATTTCTTCTAGTACGTTTTTATGTGCTTGTCTATCCATAGAAATAATATTACCATAACCACCATTGCTTTTTAAAAAGTCGTTATATAAGTCGTTTTTCCCAATCGCTGCTGCAAACCCAGAAGCAAAGTCTGTTATTGGATTAAAACCACTTTTATTTACTTGCCACGCTTGAAATAAATCCCTAAAAGCGTTTCTTATTGGGAATTCTGGAGTTAATGTAGCACCTGCTCTCAATATGTCCGCAGGCTTAGAAAGTATTTGAATAAACATATTTGAAACTTCTTTATTCATACCACTCATAGTTTTAAATATTTCTGGTGGTACTTCATACTTTACGTTTACGCCATTTTCTTTTACGTTTATTACATTCTTTCTTCCTACTTCTTCGCCATCTGCTAATTTTCTAATAAACTTTTCATCTACATCATCGTCGGCTAAGTTTGCTATTTGTTTGCTTACTTTTGCCCTACCAACTGCATCTTCTGTCAAATAAGTGTTTTTAATCATACTTTCAATTGGACTAATAACTTTTTTATCAGAGCCTTTTAATTTCTTAATAGGAGTAGCAACATTTGCAAAATTCTTTCCTAATCCTTGTGAAAATTCTACTGAATCATCATCAAATGAACGATTCAAAGGCATATAGTTTTTCCATTTAATTCTCATAGCATCGACCGACTCTTTGGAAATATTACCTACATTAACTAAATCATCTAATCTTCTATTGCTATAATTAACTAATTCAATTCTTGCTTTTTCCATTTCTTGCGTTCCAAATTTTCTGATAACATCATCAATTTCAGAACTTGTAAATCCAGAATTCATTCCAGAATTATTTACATCTCTAGCATGGATGGCTTCTGCGTAATCCTCTAAATCTTTGTAATTATATCCTTTATCCTCAACGCGTTTAATAATCGGTTTTAATTCAGTTTCAATTATTGAGTTAGCACGTTCCGGAACGCCTTTATACAGTCTAGCTTGTTTATATAAACTGTTTTCGGCACTCGCTACCTTGCCACGTACTTTCTTTTCTAAGTCTGCAAAGTGTATTACATCATCTTCTAACGAACTTCTAAGGTTTAGTAATCCATCTTTCAAAGAAGATTTTTTCTTTGGAATATCTCTAGATATTTTATTTCTAAAAGTATTAGCATTACCTATCGAATTATTAATAGGCTGTGTTGTTTGCTTAATTGGTCTTGGTGTGGAATTGAGTTTCGCATTCGGTAACTCTTTACCCTTAACTACTGTAAATGGAAATTCTTTTCTAAACTGTGGATTGACTTCGAGTTTATTCTTAATAGGTAGTTTAGGTTGTTGCATCAAGTTATTTCTAGCCTTGTTTTCCATACTAAACTTATCAAATGTTTTAGATACTTTCGAGTCTTGCAATCCATACATCTTTTTAAGTTGTGCAATTGCTTTTGTTTTCTCTAATGCTTCCCTCGTTGTAGTGGTTTCGGCTTTTAATAATCTTTTTGTGATATCATCAATATCTATTCCTAATTCCGATTTAATTCTATTTACTTCGTTAGTTCTTAATTCATTCGTTTTAAAGTAGTTTTGAATAGTTCCTACAGCGTCATCATATTCTTTTAAAACATTATCAAGTTTATTTGTAGATTTGGTAACGTTGAAAGTCTTAGGTTTGATAGTAATGGGACCCTGTTGAATTGCAGGACTTGGTAATTGCAACCTATCAGCACTTGGTAACTGTTTGCGTAAGCCTATAAATTCACTTTTAGGAATGGATTTAGGTGTGTATTCGGCTACGTTGATGGGTTTGCTTAACTTACTCAGTCCTTTACCTATACCACCAAATGCAGCACCACCAACAAATCCACCTACTGCACCGCCTAATGTGTTCTTAATTACAGTTTCCTTATCATCTCCACGAACTAAACTCCTTGCACCAGACTCAAGCCCACCTTGTGCTGAATTCAATCCACCAGTAGCAAGCATTGTTTTGCCTAGACTTAAGCCCTTACCAACTGGTACTGTATTTAATGCTAGACCTATAGGATTCGTCATCTCACCAACTCTTTCGCCTACCCAGTAAGATTTAGCATACTCTTTTTGTAGTCTATCTTCTTCTGGTAATTCAGCGTTAAGTGTTCCCGATTCTCTTAGTCCAAATGTGCTTGCATCAAGAACACCAGTTGCACCACTACCTAGGGAATTCACCATATTATTAAATGGTGTTTTATTCTCTAATGTGTTTAGCTTAGGTTTAAACGGATCTATTGCTCTATTGTTGTTTAATGTGCCGAGTTCTTGCGATAGTTGCTTTGAATCTATTGTGTTGTTTCTAAATTGACTTGTATCAATAATAGAAGAGGAAGATTTTTTGCGTTCTTCCTCTTCGTCAATTTTTGCAACTACATTATCTATTGAACTAAATATATCATTCGTTTGTTTCGACGATGTTGTTTGTTGCTTCGGTTTATTCTGAACTACATTATCTATTGCGCCAAATATGTCATTTGAACTATATTTTCTTTTTGTAGCCATTTAACCACCTCAATTTGTTAATTTATAGTAACTGTCATAATCGAATACGCCAGGGGTATTTAATCTTATTGCATCTTTTGTTACATCGTTCCATAATGCTTTAATATCAATATCTTGTGCTTTTAAACTTGCCTGAACATTAGGGTCCTGTAACGATGCTAACGCTTTAGGAACTGATAAACTTTTTAATTTTTGAAACGCTTGTGCGTATACTCCAGATTTTGTTTCAGCTTCACTACTGCCACTTGAACCAGATACATTTCTATTTGAAATAGCCGAGTAAGTGTTAGCTGTGTCTGCGTTTGTCGCATTGATTTGTGCCTGTGCTTTTTTAATCTCTAATTGTTGTAATTGGTCTGCATATTTCAAGTCGACTTCTGCCTTTTCAATAGCCTTTTGCTGTTCTATTAATTGTGCCTTAGCTACATCAACTTGCAATAGTTTAACTTGATTTTCAGGACTATCTGGCAACGATGCGAGCCTTTTTTGCTCTAAATCTATTTGGGCCCCTTGAATTTCTAGGTTAGCCGATTGAGTTTGTAACTCTTGCAGTTTAGAATCGGTTGTTCTGAAATCTTCTCCATATTGTTTCAATAGTTCAGGACTAGAGAATATTTTCTCATTCCTCAAAGCTTTAGCACTATTAGCCAATGGATTATTAGGGTTCGCTTGTATAAATGCATCTAAATCATTCATATAAGGTTGTAGGGCTTGTTTATCTGCTTGGCTAACACTTATATTAGCTGTTGGATTAATGTAGCCCATAGCCTCGTTTATTTTGTCTGTACGATCTAAAGTATCTTGTGAACGATTATAAGTAGTTTGTTCTGCTGTGACTGCATCTTGTTTGTTATCTCTTCCAGCTGTGTAATTAAATGTTCTGTCTGCGTTACCTTGTGTGATGAAATTCTGTAGTTTCTGTGCTTCAACGTCTGCATTAGCACTCATAATCCCGTTGTTATAATCGTTCTTAGCCTGTGCAACATCACTAGAAATGTCTGTATATGCTTTATTCTCATCACGATTCAACGCACCTATATTGTTCTGCAGTGTCATATTTCGATTGAGTTCTGCTTGACCTGCTATGCCCGCATTTGTTTGTCCTCTATTTGCTAGGTATTCTGCAAAGTTTTTAGCACCCAATTGACTCGCAGTAGATTCTTGCGAACGTTTATCGTAGTAAAGTGGTTGTACTTCTGCTTTTTGAGTAGCATAGGTTGCCATGTTTTTATCATATACGCCCTTCAAGTCTGCCATTTGCTTCTGCTTTTGAACTTCTGCTAAGTCGTTAATATATTTAGTGTTGTCTACTACTGGTGCAACTGTAGGAGTTACTGTTGGTGTTGCTGATTGCGTAGGGTTTAAGCTATTCATAATCGAATTACCTACACCACTTAAAAAACTACCCAATGTAGGAGTAGTTTTCGTTGTAGTCTTAGGTGTAGTTGTTGCAACTTTAGGTACTGTTGCATTACTCAATACAGTCGAGCCACCTGTTTTCGCTTTCTTTACTAAGTCGTTATAGTAACTTACTGCCATTTTATCACCCTTCCTATTTATTAATTCTCGCTGTTCTCTCTTGTCTTATACTCATAACCTCGGCTTTTAAGTATGTTTCATCTTTTAAGTCAAATGCACATTGTAGGGATATTAGAGTATCAGTTAATAATTCTTTTAGTTCATCATTTGACAGCAATGTTAGGTTTCTCATATTGTACCTTCTTCAATTGGAATATCAGCATACTCGTACCAAACTTCATTTGTAGACTTATTTGCTTTTAATATTGCATGCTTGCCTTCTACTTCATCTGCTATTGGTAACGTTTCTAGTATTATTCCACGTGCTTTTTCTTGCTCTGTTAGTGTGTTGCATTGTACTATTACACTTGCTAAGTTATCTTTACCTTCAAATATATATATCATTATTAAACCCTCCCATATCCTTGTATTTCATATGCATTTAAATACTTTCTAACAGTATTTGTAGTACCTCCGCCTACATAAATATACGTATCATCTTGTACAATTGAATTTATACCACCGCCGTAACTTGCGGTCTCACCTATATACTCAAAAGTTGATTTGTTATACTTTCTAACAGTATTTGTAGTTTCACCGCCTGCATAAATATACGTATCATCACTTGCAATTGAATTTATGGCACCGCCGTAACTTGCGGTTTGACCTATATATGATAAATCACTTTTTAAATACTTCCTGACAGTATTTGTAGTACCTCCACCTACATAAATGTATGTGTCATCTTGCGCAATCGAATTTATGGTACCGCCGTAAGTTACAGTCTCACCTATATATGATAAATCACTTTTTAAATACTTTCTAATAGTATTTGTAGTAAGACCGCCTACATAAATATACGTATCATCTTGCGTAATCGAAAGGATAGCATTACCATAAGTTACAGTCTCGTTTATATATGACAAATCACTTTTTAAATACTTTCTAACAGTATTTGTAGTACCTCCGCCTACATAAATATACGTATCGTCTTGAGCAATAGTATATATGGCACCGCCGTAACTTGCGGTTTGACCTATATATGATAAATCACTTTTTAAATACTTCCTGACAGTATTTGTAGTACCTCCACCTACATAAATGTATGTGTCATCTTGCGCAATCGAATTTATGGTACCGCCGTAACTTGCGGTTTGACCTATATATGACAAAGTTGATTTATTATACTTTTTAACAGTTTGAGTAGTTTCACCGCCTACATAAATATACGTATCATCACTTGCTACAGTTTTTATTGTACCGCCGTAAGTTACAGTTTGAAGCGAATATATAGTTCCTAATATTTTATCCATAATTGCTTTATAACTATAATTATTAACATCTGATATAGTGCCACCCCCGGTTATAGGGAAATTACTTAATATTGATGTTGTATCTGTTTTAACTAAGTCTAATGTTGCTTTATCTGCAATATATACTTCGCCTGCCATCTATACCACCGCCCTTATATATAATAATCCGTTGTTTACTCCAAATTCATACTTATTAGCTGGAGTTGTATCATCTGGAATTTGTTTTAATTGCTTTGTGTCTGCATAAGTTTTAACTGCCTTTTGTGTTGCTATTTTAACATCACTCTCGGCTGTCAATGTTCCATCTGTGTCTAATAGTGGAGTAATATCGCCTAGAATCACAGAAGTAATAGCACTATCCATCTGACCTTTATTTATAACCTCGCCATTTGCAGTAGCTGTTGGTACTACTGGGCTACTTGAAAATGTCTTAACTCCTGCAATAGTTTCTGTACTTGTGTTGCTTACTGCATCTGTTATCCCATAATCACTTAATGTAGTTGGATTTGTTCCGTTTGTTACTCGACCTTTTGCGTCAACTGTCACTGATTTATACGTACTAGCTACAACGCCACTGTTTTCTAATTTTACACCAGTTACATTAGCATCTAATATTTTAGTAGTAGTTACTGCGTTAGTTGCCAATCTTGCAGTTGTAACAAACCCATCAGCCTCTATTGTTGTAAATTTAGTATCAACTTCAACTGTTAACGTATCATCTAAATATGTTTGATTATCTATAGCTGCTTGGTCAAATTTAACTTTTAATTGTGCTGCTGTTAATCCATCTGTTTGGTTTGGCTTATCTGATAAACTTTGAATGGTGTTTATCGCACCATTATATTTCGTTAATGCCATTGTGTACCTCCTTATAAAGGGTTACTTACTTACCCCTCCAATTATTGCTGGTAAAGTAATGTTTAAAATAGTCATTGTTTCTGTATCACTCTCATTAGTTAAAATCAACTCGAAAAATGTAAACTTTTTAGCCTTTAGTTTCACTCTAAATGGTTGAGGATTATAATTCACATCAAAGCTAAAATCCTCAAAATCAATATCACCGAAGTCTATTAATGAATAACTAATAGTTTCAGCTTCGGTCGATGCATCATAATCACTTTCCCATTCTACAAAACAAATTGACTTCGTTTCTGGTTTCATCCCTACCCAACCAAAGTTTAAAAATTTACGTTTGAAGTTTATTCCAAAGTCCATCGAACCAACTCTTACACTTGTATTAATCGTGTTTCCATTATCAGTTAAATAAATTGGAATAGCGTCAATGTCGATATACTGTGCCCACTTCATTATTTGTCCGTTAGTAGTACCCATATAAAGCACACCATCAATCACTGTAAACGATGAAGGTGTATCGAATAATTCGTAATAGTACCAAGTATCGTTACCATAGTTGTATACATAGACCTTTTTGCCTACGCATAGCCAATATTCGCTTATTTCCTCATAATCAAATGTAATCGCAGTTGATAAATCTAAATCATCTAATGCAGGTTGAATTCTGTCTGATTTGTTTTGTGCGTTACGTTCATCCCTTATAGTAGTCGATACCCATTCATAGACCTTATCTGTAACTGTAAATGGATTGTTAAGTATTAATTGACCTTGACCTAATGGGATATTACCTATCTTGTCATTTAAAGGGTATACAGGGAAACTTGCACCATTAGTGATATCAAAGTCATATGTAGCGTAATAACTACCCTGCTTAGTGCTTATAATCAATCTATCGTGCTGTTTTAATAGACTTGTCACACTAAATTCATCACTACCAGCTGTCATTGTGTTAGCTGTTGGGAAATATTCAGCACTTGGAACTCCATTCGCTAATGCACTAAATAATATTTCATTCGTACCATCCCCATATAAAAATACTCTTGTGTCATTACTTCCACCAAAAAATATGTATTGCGTGTAGGAATAAACTTCTGAACGTGATCCAGTTCCTTTGGTCCAATAAATTTCAACATTGTCCTGTCCAGTTGTCGGTGCTACTACAAACGTTATTGCTCCTGTGGTTAAATTTACTGTATAGTCCGTTGTAAGCGTTTTTAATACTCCATTGACATAAACACTATCTACACTCGTTAAACTTGTCTCAGCCACTGTATAAACTGTCGCAGCACCATCTGCGTTGAATGTTTGTCTTTTCTTGCCTGTTAATAGGTTATTATTCTCATAAGGAGTACCGCCACCAGTTGGGGGAGTACCTATTGCAACTTTCGGAATATATCCTACTACATCTATAAAATTAGTTCCGTCAAAACTCTTGTATTCATATCCATTTATTACATAAACTTTAGTACCGAAGTAAAAAAACCTAGTCGGTGCATCTGTTAACGTGCCTAGTTCGGTATTTACTCCTGCAATAGTCTTATACAACTTACCATTGCAAGTGAATAAATGAAAAAAGACTCCATTAATGAGTCCATTCCATTGTCCTTGTATTTTTTTAACTGCTATACTTGCGAATAATTCGTCATAGCCTTCTCTTTTTCTTATCTTGTAATCTTGCGTTATTTTAGCATTCTTGCATTCGGACAAAAAACCCAATCTAATACCAGTAGCACCAGTAAGAGATAGGAATAGGCCCCCAAATGCTCTAATGATTGTATTGCCTTTATCCACTACGTTGGCTTTTAGTGCATCATATACACTCATAATTCACCTCTTACCTATAGACATCTATAATATCTTCCGTTCTCGCTACTCTTCTTGACCTATTGTCTACTTTCAACTCATTAAATTTATTTTCACAGTAACTTGCAACAAACTCGTTTTGTTCAGATACTGCAAACCACTTGCATAATCCATAACTGATAGCCTGTGCAGTTATTTCGTCAACTTGTAAGGCATCTGTAATCGCAGTGATTGTTGTAGGTATAAACTTATATTTAACACGTACTGTGCAATCGTTAGGATACATCAGATAGAGCGAATAAGTATTCCCATCACGTTCTAATAAATAATCCGTATATACATAGTAATTGTTGCCTGTTATTGATAATATGACCTCTACAAGCGAGTCAAAATCACTAGGTAATGTTTGTACCACCCAAGGCAATGTCGAGTCTGCTACATACGCATATTCATATATTTTCTGTATGCTATCCTTCGCAATTAATTCTTTTTGTAATAAGTCGACTATTCGTGGTGCTCTTGCTCTATAGTCTGCTGTTTTACCTGCGTCAATTGTGCCAGTTTTCGAAATCTCGTCATATAGTGCTAACGCTCTCTCATATACTTCTGTTACTGTTGCCATTACCCAACCCCCTATATACTAGCTAAAATTCCAATTGCTTCACCACTTGTCAATGCTATTTTTGTAACCTTAGTTGGATATATTCCGACAGGTAATGCTGTAAAATCACTTAACTGTGCAACTGTAGAGCCTATTTTGTTTGTTTGTGATGCTACTACTGCTTGTGCTAATACTTGGATAGCTGAAAAATAAAATCCATCTCCTGCAATAGTGTCTGCAACTCCTATTATTATTGTATCTTCTGTTATTCCACCAATAACCCACCCTGCACCTGTAGCGGATGTAACGGATGCGAATTCATTTGTTGTATAAACTGTAGTATCTGCAACTGGGGTTACTACTTCTGTTAACACATCTCCGTTTATATCTGTACCTACGAATGTAATAGTTCCCATTGTATCAGCTGTATCAACTACTGTATTCTTCACACTTAACAAACATGGTGCTACTGGTTGCGCTGCAATTGTATATGCTCCAACTTTCATATTAGTTGATGTTACAATCTTATTTGCGACTATTGGATGTACTGCCTTTGTACCTTCTAGTCCGCTTTGTGCAAGTATGGCTTTTGAAGCTAGTTGTTCTAATGAACTCATTTTTTAATCTCCTTCGGATGAATAGTTTTATAATGCTTTAATAATTCGCCCTGTGTATCACATATAAATTCACATTTTTTACAATGTCTTTTAATTTTTTCTTTTGGTTGTTCGTCAATATCAAATGATTGACTAAATAATTTAATTAATGTTTCGTTATCCGTTTCATATTCGCCTTTATCATCAAAATAAAAGCCTTTAATTCCCGTTACTCTTTGTACATATTTACTTGATATTCTTACGAATAGATTTGGTTCTGCTTTAAATTTCATATTGTCACCTCATTAAAAAAATAAGGGGAGTTTTTACACTCCCCAGTCAATTACTGTAGTTCTATTGCAAATACTGCTGCCGCGTGATTAGTTAACAATTTTGTTCCCGATGCTGGTGTTAATGTAATTTCAACTGTTCCATCAGCTAACATATATCTACCTGTTTCAATCTGAATTACATCTGTAGAAGTTGCTGCAACTGTACCTGTCTTTGCTGCTGCTCCAAATACTCCAACACCTGCTGCAATTGAATAAGCTAAAATACCAGTTGTATTCTTAAAGCCAATTACTATTCTATTATCCTTACCTGTTGGTGTGTAAATGAATTTCTGTGCTAAATCTGCTGTATCTGCATCTGCTGCCATAAATGTTAATGCTTGGTCTACATTTAATGATGCTATTTTAGTGTTAGTTATTGCCATGTTATCTCCTGCTGCCATATTCTATTCCCATCCTTTCATAATGGAGGGGCAATTAAGCCCCTATATTTTACTATAGTGTTGTTTCAACACCGAATGTAAATGTGCCTTTTGCTAATTCTTTTGGTTTAATAACTTTGTAACCATAGATATCTCCACCATCAAGTTGTGTTTCTCTACTTGCGGACAATTCGATATTTCTAGTTTTAAGTAATTTTTCTGCAAATCCGATTGATTGGAAAGAACCTGCAAGAATTGTTGAAACTGGTGTTGCTTGTGTCCCTGAGTTATAAACAGTGTTAGTAATGTATGTTTCAAAGCCTAAGTCTTTCGACCAGAACATACCACCTTTGCCATTTACTCCGTTATTAATAGCGAATGCGATACCTGCTAATTTCAACTTAATCATCATCCATGGAGGAAGTAACATAAACATATTACTATCTTGCACGTTGTTATCATAAAGTTGTCTTGCAAGTTCTGATACATAACTAATTACATTTGCACTAGTTATAGTTGCTGTTAATGCCGTACCTGCGTTTGCGTTTGCTCCTACGTTTGTAAATACATCTCTTTCGATAGCATCTTTAAGCATGTATCCTGCTCTTTCAGATTGTGAGCCTTTTACGTCAACATTAGCCATTAGTGAATCAACATCTTTAACTTTAAAGCAAAATGTTTTAGTTTTGTCAATTAGCATTGCAACTTGACTATCTTGTAAGTTTTCCGCTGATAATGTACCAGTATAATCTGTAATTGTAGGGTCACCTAAATCAGTAAAGTATACTGTATCCCCATATTCTTTGATTGGTGCTTTGATTGGTGCCTTACAGATTTGTTTAAGCACTAGATTGTCCTCTAATGTTCTGTATACACTAGCATCATACAATTCTGGTATAAATCCTCTTACTGTATTATTAACGTTCATTATTTATCATCCTTTCGCCTACCATTTGGCTCGGCTTTCTTGTATTTTTGTTAAATTTTGTATTACCCATTTCTGGTCATGCTTTTTAGACTCGAATGCTTCTGATGTTATAAAACCACTATCAGCATTGCCATTGCCCGTTACACTTCCAGGTGTTGAATTTGCGTTAACTTGATTGGTTTCAACCGCTTTCAGTTTGTTTTCATACTCACTTAATTTTGTTTTAAGTTGACTATTAAGGTGATAAACATAGGCATCCTTTAAAGGCTTACCTTCATTTTTCATATCCCAAACTTCTTGCGGAAGATTATCAATTGCAGAGTCAAAATCTCGTCCATTTTCCTTTTTGAAATATCCCAAAAATTCTGAATATTCCTTACTATTTTTTTCCTGTTCCTGTTGCTTTTGCTGTAATTCTTTCGCCCATTTAACAGTTGGGTTATTTGACACATACTCATCAATGATGGACGGGTCAATACCTTGGTCTGCTAATTGCTCACGCCTTGCTTGTTCTTCAGACTCGGTTTTTGCTCTCGAATACTGTTCATAAGTGGTAATTGGTTGCCCATTCCACTCGTAACCCATTTCAGCAATAACCTTGTCACGTGCTTTAGACTCTGCCTCTCGTCTTACTTGTGCGTATTTGGCATTGTCATCTACACTTTGTGCTGGTTTCTCTATTGGAGTTGCGACTTCTCCACTCTCTGCGTTTACAGACTCACTAGACACCTGCTCTATTTGAGGCTCAACGTTCACCTCTGATGATGCGTTTACATCATTTTCAAATTCGTCCATATTTGTTCTCCTTTTGGATTTTTCCGCTTTACCTGCGATATTTTTTTACATTAAAAAAGCACCCTATATTTGAGTGCTTTGCTTGACATCTTGTTTCATCATCTGCATAACCATCTGTTCCTGCTCATCTGGTGGCAATGCTTGAATCTTTTGTTGTGTTTCTGGTGGCAAACTTTCAACAAAACTTGCCATCTGTTCATATATTTGTTCTTTTTCTTGTTGCCCTTCCATTTGTTGCTGCTCTTGTATCCCTTGTTGCTCTATTTGTTGTTGCTCTTGCATCTGTGACTGTTGTAATTGTTGTTGTTGCATTAGCTCCATTTCTTTTTTAACATCTTCAATCAATCCTTGACAATCTGGAATAATATTCATTTTAGCCATACGCTCAAAATATTGTAATTTTGTTATTTGTCCAGTTTCTAGCAATTTGTCTAATGCTTGTATTCCTGCTATTTCACTAAAATATGTGCTTGGCCCAACATCAATTTTGCAATTAAGCAATATATCTTTCATTCCTTCACTGTTATATTGGTCAACTACTATTTTTTCATCTTTTCTATAACTAACTTTGCGATTAACATACTTTTTAATGAAAAACTCGCCCCATATCAAGCCTAAATCTTCTACAAATTGATCACGATTAGACGCAGGATTTGCAAGCGGTGTTTCTGCTTGTCTTGCTGTTGATTGGATAGCAATTCCGCTAGCCTGTTCTGGGTCTATTTGCCCCATCAAGGCATCATTTGCTCCTAAAAATTCTTTAGTGTATTTAATAGCCATATCAATTACAGTTAATATTGCTTGATTAAAATTGCCCACTTGTAGTTGATATACAACGTCATTTACTGGTCCATCTGCTTTTACAACTTCGCCTATTTTATTACTCCAATTTTGTATCCTTGACGAATCAATAACAGTCTTCCCAAATGCAGCCATTTTCATATAATATGACACCATTGCAAACATTTGATTAATGCTAATTTGGTTATCAATCATACCCTCTATTGCAGACATACCACGATAACAGTTTTTAATAGTATCCCAGTTACCTCCCGCTATTGGATAACGAGATATCCCTAGTTCTACCTTTTCTCTAATAGGACAAAATTTAGTTGATTCTT